TTAGGCACAAATCCGTACTCTACATTGTGTAATGTAAAATTGGTTATTAACTTAGGTTGTGCTGTAAATAGGTTCAATATGGATGCAGATATTTCTTCTACATCTGTATATCGCATTGCTTTAGCTACTTTAAGATCTACATTACAAAAAATTTCTATGATCTTCATTTGTAAAAAAGTAGTATTTTCTATTCCCTCTTGTATTTTTATAAACTTTTTATACTGCCTGAGTGTTATGTCTTTTAGACTACTAGGTATTGTAATGCTTATTTCCATATTTATATAACGTTATTTTACTGCAATTTAATAAAAAAAGGGCAACATTTCTGCTACCCTCTTAAAACACACTATTGTAAAGAAAATCGACTAAGATTATCGATATTCAAATATAGTCATTTATTCTATAATTCCAATAGATGTAAAAACAAAAATAATCCACCATAAAACAAAAACCATCCTACACAACAATATGCAAAAACTTTAAGCATATTTTCTTTATTTTCTTTTTGTGTTGTTTTTTTAACAATATAATATCTACGTTGTCCGTTATCTTTATAATAATTCATTATCTTAAAATTAGTGTTATAAATATAGCAATCAGTAATAATACCATAGCTACTTTTAATACAGTCATTATCTGTTTCTCTTTTCGTGGATCTCTGCCTTGATTAGATCTATACTGTCTAGGTTTTGTACTGAAATAATATTTACCTATCATTTGTTTACATCCTCCACAAGTTAAAGCACTCCAACTAAAATGATATACTGTGTTTGGAGCATTACATTCAGGACAGTAAATTGTTCTACCCTCTCTACCAGCTCTTGTATATTTAGTTACTTTTTTCATAATCGTTTATAAATTTTATCAATAAACTCTATAAAATCCTCTCTACCATTACAATTTGTATCTTCATTATTTTTTAAAGCAAGTCTTAATCTTGATTCTAATTTTTTAAAATCAACATCTTTTAATTCTTTAAACTTTCTAGCAAAAGCCCATTTTCTTAAACCTTGTAATGTAAATGATCCTTTGTTATATTCTGATTTTAATATGTATGCTAACTGAGCAATTTTATCACTAAACTTTCTATCTCTGAATTCTAGTTTACCAGTTCTAAATGATTCTTTATTTGTTGCATATAGATCTACTAAAAATCCACAAGGCAAACCATCAAAGATCTCATTGTACTGATTCCATAAATAAGCATAGTTAGTAAAATACTCGTTATCTCTACCAAACTTATACCAAGCGTTTAGATAGTTTTCATCATTCCAAGTCTTTTGTACATTGTTTAATTTAGATACATCGTGTATTACATCTTTCTTTTTGTCATATACTTTAACTATACACATAACTTTTTTAATAGTTCGTATCGCTACTAATGCATTACATAAATGCTGACCATCTATAATAACATATTTACGTTTATCGAATTTAGATATATCTCCAATTACTGGAACTCTCAACAGTCCACATTCTTTTATGCTTTCCATTATTGCGTTAGAATGTCTTTGACTAATCTCTCTATTAAACTCTAATAGATTCTTGTCTTTTAACATCTCTTTTATTTCTGATATTTTTAACTCTTTCATTATCTTGTGTAATAAGCGTTAGTTTGCATTTTAGGTTGCCCATCCCATTGATACGCATTTGCATAAGTATTCATTGTTATTCTAGCTTCTTTAAAGTCATCCCAATATGCATACTTTATTTTCTTTTGCATCGGTTTACCCTCAGATGCTGGGTAAGGTACAACTGCATCACAGTAGCCTGTGCTTTTTTCATAGTCAATTCTACTTTCAATAGGCACTAGCTCTACACTAGCTTTGCCAATTAATTTTGTGACTTTGTAATAATCAATGTTTGTTTGATCATATCCCCAAGAGCTATAAAATATATCTCCTTCTTTGATTTTTGAATTATCGTAAATGTATCGTTTCTTAGTCATTATATAAAGTGTTTAAATTTATTTAAGTTATTTAAAAAGCTCTGAAAGTTTAAGGCTTCTTTTTTTGTGTCAAAGTGAAAAATATCTATTTCGTTATTGATGTGAATTACATCTAATCTATAAGAGTTTCCCTCTTTGTTAGTTACAAGTCTAGTTTTCTTGACTTCAGTAATTGGTTTTTTCATAATTAAGTGTGTTTTTGTGTTTTAACTTGTAATAAAGATAATAAATAGTTAATAAGTACACAAGTTATTAACCAAAATATTTACTGTATTGCATACTTACCGAAGGTAGGTCTAGATATTATGCTATAAGTTCCGTATCTCACGGCGTCAATAATATGATTATTCTTATCCTCAGGAACGTTTGTCAGCTTTCCAGCTTTATCTTCTAACCATTTATAGTTACGAAACTCTTGTATAGCGTTTTTACTGTCTGAGGTTATATGTATCTTGTATCGCTTCAATAGATCTATACCAGCGTTTACACTATCTCTACCTTTTATACTACCTCTCACATTCCAGCCCATACGTCTAAGCTCATCATTTAATCTAGGCTCAGCACTATCTCCCCATATCATTTCCTTTTGTACTCCTATTTCTTGAAACTTCTTATGTATATCTCTACCTGTCATCATAGTCTGATACAAATACTCTTTTATGTATAGGCTATGTTCAGTAGTCCATATACCTACCAATGCAGTAGGATCGTTTGTATAACCATAATCTAGCCCAAATGATATAAACTTTGCATCTTCAGGAATCGTGTCGCAAATACTATGTGTAAAGATAATAGATGCAGAGCTTCCTCTTTCACCTAGTCCATAGATCTGCCAGTAAAGCTCATCTGTTGATTTAAGCCTTTCAATTTCTTCAATAAGTACAGGATCTAAAAAAGGATTATCTAAATATGTAGTTATGTGAAAATCACAATCAGCTCTTTCTATAATTTCATCATATAACCAATGGTATTCATCTGATGGGTTATAGTCAATTATAATTCTACTGGTAGTTCTTATGTTTAATTGAAAAAAATCTTCATAGGTTAGTTCGTTACCCTCGTTTATAAATAACAGATCTCTTTTACGCCCTCTAATCTTTTGTGGCTCATCTAAACTCACAAACTCTATTAGGTTGCCATTAAGTCTGTATTCATTAAGGCTTTTACTATGTGCCGTTTCGGTGTATAAATTATGTGTTTGTAATAAGTCAAAGAAATCACGCATACTAGATCCCCTAAGACTTGGTCCGTGTTTTCTACATATTGTTATGATCTTTTTAGTGTTTATCATACAATACTTAAATATTATCCAAATAAGTATGTTATAGGTTTTACCTGAACGAGTACCACCTTGCTCTACAATTATTCTTTTATCACTTGTATCTAAGTGTTCAAAGACTTTAGTCGTTTTTAGTTGGATAGATGACTTCAATATTTATATCTAAGTTTTTACCGTCCATTCCAGTTATCTCTTGTCTCTCTACATATCCTCTATTCTTAAACTTTGTCTTACATAAGAATATTACTGCACTAGGTACACCATCGTTTACAAGTTCATATAATTTCGTTTCGGCAAAGTCACCTACTACGTTTTGTATTTCCATAACTTTATCCTCGAACTCTGAGTCCTCTTTCATCCACCTGTAAGGCGTAGTTCTATCTATACCGACCTTTTTAGTTGCTTGGGATACAATACCCATACTTTTTTCCAAAGCCTCTAAAAACGCTTCTTTTTTTATGTGTTGTTTTTGTTGTTTTTTTTCTATTTCGTTTTTGGACTTTTCCACGCTTTACTGTATTTATGTTGTTTAATGTTTAGGGCATCAAATACTCCGTCTTTATATAATAAATCTATCTCATCTTTTGTTGCTCCTATTGATTTTTTTATATATTCTTTACTTACGTTATGTTTATCTACTAAAGTTTTAATTATATCGTGCATTTTTATTGCAACGTGATTACCTTTAGCTCTATTTATTCTAATTGTTAATAGCATTCTTTCAGGCTCTGTGAGATCCATAATAACACACGGTACTTTTCCATTATATTTTTCTCGTAACGCTT